ATTTGGTACAATGTAAAAGTTGAATATGGAGAGTTGGCAGAGTGGTAATGCACCGGACTCGAAATCCGGCGAACCCGTGTAGAGCGGGCGCGCAGGTTCAAATCCTGTACTCTCCTTAGATATATTTCATACACTTTTAACGGGTTCCACAAACGCTATTAAATAGGCGTTTCTGGGACTTTTCTTTTTATTCAGGAATAACTATTTGTAAATAAAAGTTCTCAAATAGTTCTCAAATTGAATATCAATTCCATGTTTCATTGGCACGGTGGCCATCACAGTTTCTGTGGTGGTTTTTTATTGCACTAAATCAAGTGCCAGTTGTAGTCCTTCACGTTCGCATCGTGTAAACGACCGCTCACCGACGTATAGATCATAATGATCTGCTACGTAACTCATTGTTTTTACAACCGTCCACTTTCTTATATACCGTTTTTCGATAATGTCAGCGTAAAGTGGACCATTCCCACCTGTGTCAGCCATCACCTTTAACACGTCTAACCGCTGCTGGCACTCATTGGTTGCGTTGGTGTATTCGATCATTGCATCGTCTGGACTAATCCTTTTGCCTTTTGGTAGCCCGTCGATATGAATACCATGTAAACGGGGCTTCTTACGTGCTGCTTTCACTTTCCAAACTTGGTAATCTTTGAACCACTGTCTTATTATTTTGATTTCGTCCACACACACTTTTTTCACCTAACTTCATTTGAGTTGAGGCAACACGAGACGATCACTCGTACACCTGCGGCTTTTTCATTTCGTTTAAGAGCGAATCCATACCATAGTTTTTGGCAAACTCTACTAACGCCCGGTTCTTCATGGTGTTAAAGCTACGTAAACCAATATTGTATCGGTCACATAATTCTTTACGGTTGTACTTCTTATTGACTATGTACTTGTTAATAATGAACCGGTACTTAGAATCTTTAATATTGTTGATTGCTTCTTCTACCCGGTGCAATTGCCAGCTCAAATCAGCATGGTAGATGAATTTACTTTCAGTATGGTTTGAGTTGCTGTGAGAGCTTACCGCATCAAAACGGGGGCTAGGCAAAAAACTTACCTGTTTCAAATCATGCTTAATTCTTGAATAATCTTTTAGCACCTGGCGAATTTCTTTAATTTCTTTTCGCATAATTGTAACCACCTTTAATGTGATTACTGGGTATATAAGAAAGGCGTCGCAATTAACGACGCCTTAATAGTTACGTACAACTCTGCCAGTTGCCTGGTGAGCAAAGCTCTGTAACCTCAGCTATTTTATTAGGAAACGAAAAACAAACGATTAATGAATTAAACAACTGCTTAGATCAGCGGTTGAACAATTAAAAGTGTGCATTTAAGCACATCTCTATTATACTATATTTGAATAATTATATTAATATTATTCAGATTATCTATCCCAATATTCGCCACGTAATTGTTGAATCAGTGAACGAACTTGGTATGGTGTTTGTTTCATGTCAATAGTACGGTTGCTATACCAGAATTGAACTAGCAGAATTACTGCTAAATTGTACTTGGTGTCACCATTCATTGGTACACTTTCACCTACAGCATTCGATACATAGTCTTTGGCAGTGTCGATATACCCTTGAATCAAGGCATCGTCATTGCTTCCATCAATTCGTAAGGCATCTTTAATGGTGTCTACTGTAATTCCAATCGGATTATTACTTGTTTCTGTCATTTTATATCACTCCTAACCAAAAAAATAGCCTACCTACTCATTGCGAATAGGTAGGCTCTACGGTTACTAGGTTGTTTAATTACTTACTTGCCGTGCCAGCAGAAAGAGAAATGTTAATTGCCGCATCGCTAGAAATTGGTTCGTAATCATCACGTACAATGACTGATAAGCCTTGAGCGAATTGGTCGAACTTATCCCATTGAGCAGAAATTTGTGACTTTCGGAATACGGCAACTGCTTCTGAAATGTCACCTAAAATCATAGGGAAAGTCTTGTCTTTATTGTCTGGTAAGACAGTGTTACTAATCATAACTACTGGAGCGCCAAACAGTGAGAAACCACTAGCAGCTGTTGGATCTGGTTGTAACAGGTAGCGTCCTTCATTGTCCTTTAAGGTATCAAGGTAGTTAAATCCAGATTGATTGACTAACCACATCTTGTTAAGCGCTGGATCTAATTCTACGTTAAAGAGTTCCTTCAAATCATCAGTGTTAGCAGCGGTCTTCTTTTGGAAGGTATCACTGGTTAAGACTTGAATAATGTTTTGGTTATCAGTATTATCAACTAACTTTTGAAGTTGGTTCTTAACTTCGGCCACAATATCAACGTCAGCATCTTCTACGATTTCGTTTGACAGGGCAATCTTACCAGCACGGGTCTTTACATCAAATGGAACATCTTCAAACATATTAACGTCAACGTCCGCAATATCAGCCAATTCTTCCTTAGTAGCTAATACAGCGGTGTTGTTACGTTTGGCAATTGGATAATGGCCAGATCCAGCAGAAACGGTCTTAACGGTAGCATATTGAGCTAAGTTGTACTTACTATTCTTTAATTCCAGGACAGGTGTTACAACTTCTTGTGGAATAACGGCGGTAGCACCGGAAGTGGTCAAGCCGTCTCGCATTTCACCGTGAGAGCGAATAAAGTCTTCAAAACTACGGGTTTCAGTCTTTGCATCGTTATTAATAATAGTCTTTTCAGTCATTTTTTCCTTTTCCCCCTTAATAAATTGTTCATATGAACGGGTGTCTACATTTACATTCTTATTATCAGAGTTATCAGCATTTACATTAGTTGAATCGTAAGCAGGTACGGCAACCACAGAAACATCAAACAGGTCTTTAATCTGATTGATAGTCCGGGTGATATTCCCCTGGTCGTCCTTTTCCCACTTGTCGGAACCATCGTCCACATCAAAACTAAACGAGCAACTGTCTAAGTTGCCAGCCTTAACATTGGCGAATACATCGTTGGCGGTAGTAGTGTCTGGTAGAGTAGCTTCAAAGTGAAGCCCCTTGTCATCTGGGGTCAGCTTCAAAGTACCAGCCTTAACACTTGCCAGAACTTGTGTATAGTCATGGTCGTTGAGCATCAATACATTAGACAGGTCAACGCCTTTAAGAGCGTCCGGTGATACAACTTCTTTGAAGCCCCCTAAATCCTTACTGGGAGTATTCCAAACAATCGCATAACCAGAGAGCTTCTTCGGGCTGTTCTGGGCCGTTTTAGCAGGTTGTGGTGAATTATCCGTCTTATCCTGCTTATCGCTGTTAGCAGGCTGTGCAGTCGGCTGTGGGGCCGGTTCTGCTGCTCGCAATTCAGCGTTAATCGTTAATCGGCGATCTTCCATTATTTTCATTCATTCCTTTCTCTGAATCATCGTTAAAGCTGTCACCATCGCTAGTCGGTGGCAACCCTAACTTGCTACGGGCTTCATTTCTGGTTAGCAAGCCGTTATTATAGCCGTCAATTGCTTGCTGTTGAATGGTAGCAGGATCAAGGCTTAGCAGCTTGTCGGTATTAAAAGTAAAGTCCTTACCAAACTTCTTAGATAGTTCGCTAGTGAAACAATCAAAGTAGTGCTGTAAAGTGCTTTGCAGATATTGCAGGTTACTTTGTTGCTGGTTACTGTGTTCATTTTCCAGGCCTAATTTTTCAACCGGAAGGCCAAATACCTTGGCAATTTGACGGGTAGTCCAGTCATTAGAGTTAACTAACTTTAATACATCTGTGTTGAGTGACAAGCTGCTTACGTCCATTGAATCGTCAACAACTACTGTCTTCATTGAATTAGCACCACTATTAGCATCATCAAACTTCTTACGAATGTTATTAATACTATTAGGATTAAGATCAGCTTGATTGACTTTAACCACAGTGGTTCCATGAATCCCGTTATTAAAGAAATTGAGTAACAGCTTGTTACCAGCATTCTGTACGCCTAACTCATCTTTCAAAGCATACAAAGGGCTTAATCCAGCTACACCGTCAATCGTGAAATACTTGAAATGAAGTACCTTGCTAGGTGGAATCACCTGTTTAACGCTCCCGTTAGGTGAGTAGGTATATTTCAGCTTGCCGGTAATGGTATCTTGACTAACCACCATCTGATTGTTAGGAATGAATCTCAAATTATGGTTCGGAAGAATTTCAGCGAAAGAATTACCATTTAATAACATATTAGCTGCTAGTGCATACTTGAAATGAAAGCCGTCCATTGTTTCGTTAGGACTGGAGTTAATCATCTTGTTAATTACATCGGTATCACACAACACCGGATTAGAAGCTATATCACTAGCAATTACATTAATTGCTGTAAAGACATCGCTATTTCTTAGATTACTTGGTGACACATAAGCATAAGGATCATCGCTCGAAATGCTTACAAGTGCATCAAGAACTGGATCACCACCAGTTGCCGTTGTCTTTTTACTGAACCAGTTATTAAATAAACTCATTAATTAATCTCACCACCTTTCATTGCATAAACTCTGGACTGGAATAGAAGTCATTGAGCGTCTTACTCTTTTCCTGGTCATCAAAGTAAGAACGGGCAAAAACATAAGCATTCATTAGAGCCGCCGCCGGGTCAATCCGACTGTTAGAGTTACGGCTTTTCTTTTGTAGTTGCCAGCCGTTGTTATCTTCTTTAATCCGGGCGTTAATCATTGAATAGCGAAGAAGCTGGTTATCGTTATGAACGATCTTCTTTTGAAACAGCTTGTCTCTAAAATCACGGGTAGGAACATTGAGGGTCAAACTACCTTGTCTTACGGCTCGCATATCCCAGTTAGGCATCTGTTTTTCAATCTTGGTTAAAATATCATTGAAGTTATAGGGGTCATAACAGATAATCGGTTTCCAGTGGTTCTTATTGCTTAGATTAACTAGGTAACTGAACACATCATCGGTATCAATTACGCCACTTTCTAGGGTAGTGATAGAACACTCACCACGCTTCTCACCAGCCCGGTAATTGAAGCCGTCTAACTTAATCTTGCGATCTAATCCGTACTTAGTGCCTACCCACGAATGAGAATCCACGTAAAAACGGCCATCAATTGGAACTACCCAACTAATCGCCGTTAAGTCGTTTGTCTTACTCATATCCACGCCAATATAGACATCACGTCCGGTGGTGTCGGGGGTGTCTATTTCGGTTTTATCCCAGTCGTCCACACTAATATAGGAATTATCGGCAGCTTGGAGCCACATATTAAAGTTTTTAGTGAGAACGGGAATTAAATCATCTTGAGCAATCCCTAAATCCACATCATCTTGAATTTTAGGTTGCATACGCTTCTTAATTGCTGGTATTTCAAAGATAGGGTTAGCCTTAATCCACGTCTTAGGCTTAGTGACTTCTTTACGGTCGTCCAATTCCCAAATGGCAATAAAATAGCGATCTGCTCGCTTTTTACCAGCTAACACATCGCTTAACATCTTATATTCAGAATACATTGGAACATTAAGGTCCAGGCCACTCGTAGAAATGATGAGTAGCAGACTGTTAGGCTCCTGGGCTTGTCCAGACTTCAAAACATCATATACCTTGCGATCTTTGGCAGCGGCGTATTCGTCTAGGATAATCGTTGTCCCGGCGTAACCATCAAGGGTGTTGGTGTCACTAGCAAGGGCAGTGGCGAAACTATCGGTCGGCAGATCAGTAATCCGTTCTTTTTGCACCTTAACCCGGCGGCGGACCAGACGGCTCGTCTTCTGAACCTGTCTGAGACTACTTGAAAGCATATTGTACCCCAGCTTAGCTTGTTTCAGTGCGTTTGAGACGAACAGGACTTGGCGGTTCTTAGCTGGTTTGTTTTCCATCATCAAGCCAATAGCGGCCAGGGAAGCAGCTAGGTAAGTTTTGCCAGACTTACGGGCCATTGACACCATACCCTGTGTGTAACGCCGCTCGCCTGTTTCCTTTACTCGCCAGCCGTATAACTCGCTTACTATCCATTCCTGGTATTCGGCTAGGTGAAACTTACCACCATCGGTTAATGGCAGCATCTGGACAAACTGGCAGGCTTTACGGGCCATCTTCTCATCATAGTAGAAGGGGAAGTCGTCACTCTTTGAACGTTCTAAATCACGTTTGTAACGCTCACAGGCAAGGTGTATCTTCTTCCCAGCTACGATCTTACCAGACAATACATCATCAACGTATCTAATCACCCGGCATCATCTTCTAAGAAGGCAGTAAACGGGTCTTCGGGGTCTTGTTGCTTTACCTTCTGGTTCTCTAACTTGGCCCGGCTACTAATATTCAAGCCAAAGTCACTGGCAATTGCTCGCATATTCTTAATGGCCTTATCTTGCATATTGAAGTATGGATTAACTTTTTTAGTACCTTGCGAAGTCATAACACACAGGCCATCTTGTAGAATATATTTCTGGCAAGTGTGAACAGTTTGAGCAAGAACACAGTAATTAATTAATTGGCTACGGTCTAGGTTGCTTGCTGGTGTTTCCTTTTTGAGTAGGGGCACGATCTTTCGCCATTCCTTACGGGCGTAACCGTGTAACTCTTCGGGCACTGTTTCATCAATTGGTTCATAGTTTTCTTTAAGGTTATTCTGGACTTCTTCACGATCTGCTAACTGATCTTTCGTCCAGTGGCCTCTTAACTTTTCTACTGGTTTAATTTTTGCTCCAGCCATACATTCACCACCTTAGATATATAAAAAATAACCAATAGACGAACATCTAATGGCTATTTATACCCAGTAATCTTTATTATACGAACATTATACCTCTTTTCGGCAAAAAGGGCAACGCATTGTTAGCGTATTTACGAACATTGCCACTTAAATTTAAGGCTAATAATCGACAATTACAAAATTCTAAAAAACACGAACAATAATTAATTATATAGTTATATTGTTCGTATATGACGAGAAAAAACTATAAAAAATGGGTTTTTACAAAAAGTAATGTGGATGCGCCGCTCTTTTCGGCGGCAGCACGGCCCCCGGTAAAAAATAAAAAAGCTCAACACAAAAATGTTGAGCAAAATTTTTGAAATCTTTTCTGAAAATTTTTCAGATGAGCCATCGTAGGATTGCCACAACCACCTTGGCAATGAGCCATATTGCCACGATAAACACGATTAACAGTCCTAAATGCACCTGGAACACGATCATATAGGCAATTAGTCCAGCTAT